TCACAATCGTAATCTTTCCATCTCCAGAATCATCATTTTTCTTATCAGCATCCCATCCCTTAAAATTATTTCTCAAGCTGAACTGAGCGCCATTTGAACCGTCACGATCAAATAGCCTTTCCTCTGCGTACTGTTCCACTCTGGCTTTCGCGCGCGTAATCGTGTCAACAAATGCCGGCTTTGCCTGATAATTTAAAAGTGCCTGTCTGCTCGTAAATCCAAGGGCCAAGGCAAGTCCTGTAACGGTCGGAGGGTGAACATCTATGAAAATAGGGGATCCAAACTTGTTAAATATTTGTTTCCCTTTTTCATCGGTTAATGGATAACCTTTGCAATCTTCGAAATACTGTTCTATTTTGCTCTCAATCTCTTCAACGCTTGTGTACTTTGGCGTCATTCCCACGTTCTCACCTCCAACTGTCTATAAAACCCCATAGTAACACTTCTGAGTATATTCTATCATAGGTTGGCGGAAAAGTTGTGGTACATGTTTGAGGAATTTTGCAATAAAAAGAGCCGGTAAATACCGACTCTCTAATTTTATTCATTGCTTTGTAATTTTCTGATCGTCTCGCCCTGATCTCCCGGACACCCCATGAAACACTCCGGGCAATGTTCGTAGAATGTACATCTGATGCAGTCATGTGGACTGATTGAACTGCAATATTGATGTAGTACTGCGAATGCTGATATGGCGAGTTGTGGGGTTATCTCTGGTGTAGGTTTGTCTGTCATGGTTTTTCACTTCCTCCCCAATCTAATTTCTGTCCACAGGAGTAGCAATATGATATCGTTCTAAATAATCCTTCCGCTCCGCAGCAAGGACAATCACCTTTTGTCGTATAATATCTACCCGAAAAATCAAAAATACTTTTCACGTTTTTAGGTTTTTCTGGAATTTGCTTTTCTAGCGCATCAAGCGCAGTCATTCTGACTTCATAAGTACATTTACCGCCATAGGCTGTGTCCTCGTAACTTAATTCTTCTAATGCTTCTTCTGGCTTCATTTCTTCATCTCCTCCAACTTTTTATCAGCCTCTTCACGGGTGAGGAATACCAAATCATTTAATTCTCCGAGCCATTCATCATGGTTTGCCCACAAAAACTGTTTACCATCTTTGCCGCATTCAATTCCACTTAACACGTTTTCCCGAATATCCATGCCGCATATGTCCCATACAGTTGTGCCAATAGGACACGGCAATCTCACAAGCAAGCCCTGTTCTTCTAAGTCTTCGTAATCACAAAGCTTTCGCGCCGCTGAAATATAATCGTGCTGTTTAACCCAGACATCTGATTCTCCGTCTGGCGTAATATCATATCTTTCTGTTAATCTCTCCATCTACTTCACCTCTTGAAATCTTCTCATAAAATGAGCTTTCCATGATTCGTCTACTTCCACAAAATTTTCTTTTTCATATTCCTTGATCATGTTTTCAAGTTTTAAAATTTCATCTTTAAAAAAATCGTTATGTCGTTCTAAAAACTTGTCTTTTTTAAATTTTCTGCAATACTGCTCATGCGACCTTGCCTTGGTTTTCATGGTATATTCACATATTCCTGTAGTAGATGCTAACTTCAAAACTTCTTTCGCATATTCGTAATTGTCTTTATCTACCCCTCTTGGCAAAGCCCATCCCATAAAAGAATCGCATTCACAACACTTTACTTTCTTGCTCATCTGCTCTACCTCTCATACAATCTCATCAATGCACTGATTTCGACCATCGACCATCCCGCGCTGATAATCCGTCATATCATTCTCGGTAGTACTTTTCTCCGGCAGTGGCTTCAATGGACACCAATTAGGGATTACATCATTGTTTGGAACTCTCCTACCATCCATTGCTCTGCACCAAAATCCGCTTATAAATTTACATTTTCCGCAATTCTCCGGTGTATCAATCACTAATACTGATTTACTCATTCCGGCACCTCCTGTAATAGTTCTTTATTATCGAAAATATTTCCAACTACTTCCATTTCGCATCTTTCGATATAATATTCTGTCAATGGCATTGGCCAGCAGAATGGTTCACATCTGCTGATTGCATCTGTCGGAACAACCTCATAATGCCATCCGACAACTTTGTCTACTATGGAGCCGGTTTCAATATTTCTTACACCAAATTCTCCAAATGCCGCTTTTACAAGGTCTTTTGGGTTTCCATGACACATCAAAATGTCGTTCTTCCAAATCTTATTTCCGTTCTTGTCGCAAAGTCCTGTAAACCGGCAGAGGGTTTCTGGATCAACCAATTTCATTCTGTCTGTTATTAAAAAGATGATTGGCAATATACTCGCTTTTTTATACGGTGGAACAATATAACAATATCCGTTGTCAATGTCTAAATCTATGAGGCTCCCTTCTATCCATTCACCATTATCAATCTGCTTTGCCTTGGAAAGAATTTCTCTCATTCAACTCCACCACCTTCTAAGATTTTAATAGCATAATCTATAGCTCTGTTCCATTCCAAGTCCTCATCATTGGAAACAACACGAAATCTGTCCATAAGCGATTCCGTAACTTTTTCCGCATCAAATGCTGTCAGCTGTCTGTTAACACAATCAATAAACTCTTTCTGGTCAGAACTAATACTTGTGCCAATTTCCCAAATTTTGATGTATTTGATTAATTCGTCTGCATCAATCAGTCTGCTCATATTCTATTCTCCTAACTGTTTTAAAATTTCTTTTGCAATTTTATTACTTTCCTGCATGGAAACTCCCCATCCATTATATTTTCTGTGGCATTCATCACAGTTCCATTCACCATTATCACTTTCTTTAATTTCGCTATTGAATCTGCAATTATCGCAATACATATGATCGAGAGTGCCGTAAATGATGCTTGCAATATCGTCTTGTTTGCTATTAGCATCGTCTACGTGTTTCTGCTTAGTTAAATATTCAAACGCTCTCAGCTCATTTTTCCCGACCCATTTAATCCATGCACCGCAATCCCCGCAATACAATCCCGTATTATTCCCAACTTTCTTGACAAAAAGGTTTTTACTATTGCACTTTGGACATTTATATTCTTTCATTTATTTTTCCTCCCATACTCCCAACAGCCGCATCCTCTCATACAGTACAGCGACGGTCTTGCGCCTGTATCCGTAGAAGTCTT